CCCATAACCTCAGTCTGCCATTCGTCGTGAGGCCACGTGACCAACTTGTATGAGATACCTAAGTCGTCAAGCTGCTTAGTCCAGATAAGAGTAGCATGTTTCATGATGGTTGACTCACCACTCTGAAGCATACCAGCTAATGTCTTATGGAGAGACGGAACCGGAACTCTTCGACCGTCTAGACCAATGAAATAACCAGCTTGAGCGTGCTTAGGTATCTCTGTCTCCTTTAAGTAGCGCAATCCTGAGATGGTGTCAAGGAAGTTTTCTATGGAATCCGAAGCAATTTTGGTGTTTGTCTTCAGAATCTGGGAAACCTTGCCAACACCAGCACCTAGGAGGAATGCGTAGATGAAAGTCTTGGCCATATCTCTAGTGACATGTTCAAGACCTAGAGCTTTTCTATTCAAGTTGTGTATGTCAGTTTCGTTCTCCTTTCTTCCTGTACAGATAGCATCAACGTAATCTTGAGACTTCATCAAGTGAGCTAGAATGCGAAGTTGTATTCCCTCTGCGTCAGTACCAACCAGATAATACCTATCGTCTGGTACTGAGAAGAGAGACCTGAAGGCACCATCATACCTACTCTTTACCTTCTCAACGGCAGTCTTAGGTTCACCATGAAAGGCACTAGGTATGTTAGCTTGGTTAGGTTTACTGTGACTTAGGCGGCCAGTCCATGCACCTATGTGCTGAAACCTACCGTGTATTCTACTGTCACTTTCTACACAACCTAACCACTCAACTAAACTGGAGCGCCTGCCCTCAAGCACCAACCACTCAGCTAGACTTTGTGCTCCTTCTGGTGCGTCAGGAGGCAGTGTGTTTAGATTAGTTTCGTTGCATATCCAGCCATACCTAGTGAACCTATCTCTTTTGTCCTCCTCTTGAGTTTTCTCCCAAGCAATGTGACCCTTCGTCTTGTCTACAGGTTTCCATTCGGCTTCCCATAGTCTGTCTATACGATCCTTTGGAGAGCCTGGGTTGAAGTAGACCCAATCGTAGCAATACAAAAGATCATCCTTCACCTCAGTCTTGTAGTACTTACGTTTAGCTTTCTCTACATTAGAGAATAGACTACCGTCAGCCTTGACTCTGTACTTTAGTGAGTTAGTTACCTCAAGTTTAGGAGGGAATGCTATATTAAACATACGCTCCAGTGTTTTCATACGGTTCTCTATTTCATTTAGATACTCCTCTGCCTTGCCTTTGTCAAAGTGAAAGCCATTCTCGTGCATGACCTGACACAGATGCTGTATGCTGTGCTCCACACGACTGGCTTCTGTTTCAGACCACCTGCCTATCAACCTCTTGTATAGGCGGACTGTGATGGATACATCTTGTTTGCAGTAGTCTAACATCTCCTGTGTCAGTTGAGAGAAGTCACTGTGGTCTCCCTTAGGGAACCTAAACTCATCTCCCCATGATCTGAGACTGTGGCCTGTCTCTCTGCTGTAGTTATCTAACCTAGATAGTACAAGAGTATCAATCACTTTCTCAGGTGGTACTACTACTTTACCTAGTAGCCTATTGATAGTAGGTACATCAAACTGCAAGCCATTGTGAAACACAAAGGTGTCAACACTCTTGCAGTAGTCTATGAAGCTTTCTCTTTCCTCCTCTATGTGTGCGACGTGAGACCAGAACCTTTGCTCCCCTGTGTCTACATCCTCAGAGCAGACACACCAGATACGTGTTGCATCTAGGCTGTCTGTCTCTATGTCCATAGCTACTTTCATAGTTCATTCTTCATAGTTCATTATAGGTTTCATTCTCCTAGTCAGACCCAGACCCAGACCAAGACCCCGACCTAGACAAAGACCAAGACCCAGACCTAGACCTAGACCCAGACCTAGACCAAGACCAAGACCTAGACCTAGACCCAGACCTAGACCCAGACCCCGACCTAGACCAAGACCCAGACCTAGACATAGACCTGTACTTGGTTCGTTTAGTCACCATAGTTCTTCCTCCTAGTCAGACTTAGACCCCTGGTTAGCAAAGGTCTATCTTCATAGTTCATTTAACGTGAAGCTGTCAGGGTTAAACACAAGGCTTCCTGCATAACCTGTGTTACCTGCTGGTCTGTTTTTAGTAACAGAAAGCGTCGTTAAGTTTCTAACGCTAGGGTCTTCAGCCATCTTGTCTCTTTCTAGCTTCACCACAACGGATGCCCTCTTACCGATCATGCGGCAGTCTCTTATCTGACCATCGTCATTCTCGTGAGCAATCGTTATGATACCGATATTCAGTTCGGATGCAAGCCTAGCAAGCTTCGTGCTTAACTCAGACAGAAACTGTTCGACTGTGGAATCCGTCTGCCTTGAGTAGGCTAGGTCTTGGATAGGCTCGAAGAATACAAACTTACATTCACATGCTTCAGCGAACCACCTTATCTTATCTAAGATAGATAGAGGGTCTTCGTCTACTCCTAGTGTGAACTGGTATAAGTTCTCGTTGTGGGTTAGGTTCTTGATGGCATCGACTACATCTCTGTCCATACCGGCTTCAACGATCAACTCCTTACGGGTTAGGTTCTGCTGTAACTGATAAGACACCAGACCAAGCAGTGACCTCTTGGGGGCTTCCTCCATATGACAGATGGCGATGGGAATATCTTTGTGGTTGCTTAGAATATTGTACTCCAGAAACCGCATGAACTCCGTCTTGCCTATGCCTTCCGGTGCTTGAAAGACTGTGAAGTGTCCTTGCATAAGACCTAGGATCACACTGTCTAATTCAGAAACACCCGTAGGTAGGTAGATGGGGTCTTCACTGTCCCTGTAGAGAGTAAGAAAATCTTGTGTGGTGTTATTCACATTCTCAGGTACATATTTCTGAGAAGACCACCAAGACCTGACATACTCTTGAGATGCTCCTGCCTGAAGAAACTCGTTTGCATCCTTGTACTTATCGTGGGGTACTCGGTATATCCTATTTGGAAATAGGTTGACTAGCTTTGTAGCTATACCGTCAGCCTTTCCGTCGCTATCCAACGATAGGTATATCTTCTCGAAGGAAGACAACCACTCCTTACAGTTCTCGAATATCTTCTTACTCGGTGTCGCAGTAGGTAGTGAGACTACAGGATACTTACTACCAAGCATCTGATAAGCAGACATAGCGTCAAGCTCACCTTCAGTTATGGTGACAGCTTTAGAACTACCTGCATTGAATTTATCCATACCGAACAGTTCATCTGACCTAAGCCCTTCAGCTCTGAAAGTCTTAGGTAGAGTCCTGATCTTAGTAGCTCCGCTGGGGTACTTGTAATGGTGAGATACACTTTTCCCTTCAGAGGATACTTCTGTCTGCACTCCGTAGAACTTCATAGTTTCTACGGTGATACCCCTACTCTCTCTGTATTGTAGATTGAGTAGTGGCACTACCCTGGGTTTGTATTGTGGTTCCATTTCAGTTCTCCGACTTCTTCCTAGAGGGTACATATCCAGATAGTGCTGTTCGTAGACAACACCTTTCTTAGGATACCCGTTTCCACACGAAAAGCATCCTCCAATCCTCCTTTCCGTATCGTAACCAAAGGCATCACTACTCATACAATCAGGGTGAGGGCATTCCCTTTTTCTTAATTCTACCATGACTAGTATCCCTATACTTAAGTGTCATACTTAAGTATCATCCTTAGGATATATTTATATTAATATATTAATACCTAAGGAGAGATACTTAAGTATCAGGCTGACCATGGGTCTGTCAACCCCTATTATGGTAGTCACTTACCTGTTGAACCGAAGCCTCTGTGGCCTCTTTCTGTACTAGATAAGGCATCCACCACAGTGGTTGGTAGGTCTACCACACGTTCTATCAGCATTTGGCAGACCCTATCACCTTTGTTAATATAAATTATCTCGTAGCCTAGGTTCACAAGGATGACGTTGATCTCTCCTCTGTAATCTGAATCAATAAGCCCTGGGCTATTGAGGATAGTCAGTCCATTCTTACGGGCCAGTCCAGAACGCGGTAGGAGCTTCGCACAGTAGCCTTGTGGTAGAGCCATGCGGAACCCTAAGGGGATCATGACTCGCTCACCTACGTCTATCCTAGCTTCTTTACGGGCATAACAGTCTTCCGCTGCTGACCCTGGAGTAGCTTTAGTGGGTAGCTTACCGCCTTCGATGATAACAAATTGTCTCACTGTGTATGTTCCTCGAACCATTGGGGTGTTGGGGTGTAGCGCCATTGAGCAATGTCTGCTTTGGCACCTAGGTAGTATGCACGATATGCCTCTATAGTGCTAGTCTTTTTGAACTCCTCAGGCATACACTGGGGTGGCTCAGTGAAGTCTGCGTTAGGTATACCGTATGGTAGCCTAGTTAGTAGGGGTTTAAGTCTTTCTGTTTTGTGCTTCTTACCATACCGATGGGTGTATTCATTCA